CGGCTTCCTAACGTTCAGAATGGTTTCTACTGTCTGCTGCGGTGTTTGGTTGGAATTGTCCAGCCAAAAGCCGATCCGTGGTGTTGTCTGCATTTTACTAAATACAAATTCAATGTATACAGAAAGAAATATATAAGGAGTGGGAGGGATTCCGCCGTAGTCGGCATTGTAGGAAAATCCAAAAGTTTAGATTTTCTCAAAATGCTTATCTTTTGGTCTTTGGTTCGGAATAGTGTAGTGCTGGCGGTCTATCTATTGTTTTCGGTTGCTTGCTTCTTTACCGTACATGAGCATTAGCTCCAGGGTTGTCGTTGCCGTAACCCTCCATGAGGTTTACAACGCCCCAAATTCCGAGACCTGCACCAAGTGCGATAACGAGTGTCTGAAGTACGCCTACTGCTGAGTTGAAAAATGCCATAATAAAATCCTCCTTGTGATTAAAAAAAATTGATTGTTTGTAGTTGCGGGCATTAAAAAAGAGCCATGGCTGATCAGGCCGTGACTCTCGTTAATTACCCTTGAAATAAGTTCCATATTCAGTTGTAAGCCGGATGTCTTCTGCAGTGACTTTTCCGGCACAGCGCTGCATTAATTAACGCGGAATCTTCCGCTATACTCCTCTACAGGAGTAAACACGGCGGCAGGTTATGACTCCTGCTTTTCAATCGCCCTGAGGCTACGCCGCATGATGGTTACTTGCTTTCGCCATCTTCAAATACTTCGTATTCATCATTTGGATGAAGGACAAGCTTTCTGTTTAAATACTTCTCAATATCAAACCAGTTCTTCTTGTCATAATCTGCTGTCAGCGGATAGTTTGGATGCTTTGTCAGGTCATACTTATCCGAAAGAAAAGGTCTTACGCCTCTCACCTGCACGATACATTTACTGCCATCCATAACAGCAAGCTCATCCATACTCATCAGCTCTTTGCCGAGCTTCTGATAATTCATGTTGTAGGACTCCTGGGAGCCCTTGGTATTTCCCGTGGTGTACATATCAATGGTTTCCTTGCCAAGAATCTCGGTGAGATCCTTAAGCGTTGTCTTCTCAGTTCCACCAAGGAAGATTTGAGAATCCATGTTACCGATAATGGTATCCGCATTATCTTTGTAGATTGCCTTAAGCTGTGATTTAGCCTGAAGTACCAGGCAGGCACTAATCTCACGGGATCTGATAGTTGCCACAAGTTTTTCCAGGTTAGGAATCTGTCCGATATTGGCGCACTCATCTACAAGGCACCTTACATGGACCGGAAGCCTTCCACCGTAAACATCATCAGCCTTCTCACAAAGGAGATTAAACAGCTGCGTATACACCATAGATATCAGGAAATTAAAAGTGGCGTCCGTATCTGACATAATCAGAAACAACGCCGTTTTCTTATCACCGATAGTATCCAGTTGTAATTCATCATAAGCTGTAATCTCTCGAAGTTCCTTGATATCAAATGGAGCCAATCTGGCACCACAGCTTACAAGGATTGATTTTGCTGTCTTTCCAGCTGCCAATTTGTATTTCTTATATTGGCGAACCGCAAAATGATTTGGATCTTTTTCTTCCAGCTCATCAAAAAGCATATCGACTGCGTTTTTGAACTCCTCATCATCTTCTCTGACCTCCATTGCGTTGATCATTTCAAGAAGTGTTGTGAAGTTCTGTTCCTCTATCGGAGCCTCATAATGGATGTAGCCTATAAGCGCTGAATACAGCAATTTTTCGGCCTTTTCCCAGAATTCATCACCGCCTTTTCCTTCACCTTTGGTGTTGGCAATCAACGTAGTTACTAGCTTTAGGATGTCCTTCTCACTATGAATATATGCGAAAGGATTGTAATGCATACTCTTATTAAAGTTAATGGTATTGAAGATTTTAATTCGATACCCTTTTTTCAAAAGTGCATTGCCACATTCAAGAACTACGCTTCCCTTTGGATCAGTTACTACGAATGAACAAGGATAATCCTTACTGTCGCACTGCAGCAAGTTTGGTTTAATAAAAAAGCGTGTTTTACCTGAGCCCGATAATGTCAACCCCGTGACACAAACTTTTTGAAAATCTTTTTCCCACAAATCAAGGCTTTTCCGTCAAATCACCTCCAAAATCGGACGGAGCGTGTCCTGCAAGTGCCATAAAATCTGCAATCTGGTGTTATATAAGTGCATCACTTTCTTTGCTTCACCATACTGGAATTTGTCTATTTTTCTATGAGACCATTCCTTTTTAGCATTACAAGGTAAATATATGCAACGACTGTACCGGCGACAACGAATACGGCATCCCACATATCCGGAGTATTTAAGAATGGGAGAAAGCATTCATAAACAATGCCAAGAACAGTGATTAGTATAGCAGCAATCGTAACAACAATCAGTTTTCCTCCAAAACAAAGAACAACAAAACCGAAAATAAGCAAAACCATCATGCAAAGGGCAAAATTCGTAATGTGTAAAAGAATAAAATCGGGTAGCAATTTTAGTTCAGGATTTATTCTGTTAATCCATCGTGATATCATGAAAAACGCACCTACAACCATTAAGCATAAATAAATTACCATATATTTTTTCTTGAATTCATACTTATTCATTGAAACTTCTCCTGTAGCTATTCTCACAAATCCTGATCTGTCGGTCTATAACTCACACACCATAATATATTCTTCGTCATTCTCATCGACTGTCTTGAACCCGACGTTCTCATACATCTTCACAGCATAATTTGTCTTCTGCACTGCCAAAGAAGCCTTCTCATATCCCTGCCACTTCAGCAATTCCAGCATCTTCACCATCAGCTGTGATCCGATGCCTTGCCCGCGGTATTCCTTGTACAGAGAGATTGCAAAAGATGGAGTGTCATTATCCACATGACCGTAATCGTCCATAATACGTGTCCAGACAGCGCCGACCACCTTACCGCCGAAATCAGCAACAAGGCAGTTATCACCTTTACGGCTACCAAAATCATCGGTATAAACTCTCAGTTCCGGCTTTTCAACGATATCCTTCGCAGGCGGCTCTACCCCTTCTGGAACAAAAATCGCTTCGTACAGGAAATCTTTCAGCAATTCTGTTTCGCCTTTTCTCAGGCTCCGGATAACATAACTCTTCCGCTTATCGCTCATCATATGGGAAATATACTCGTTCTGCAATTTTACCTTCATCTCCAGCATCTGCTTTCCAATTTTCTCAGGATCATATTCATTTCCGCCGCAGATCATCTCCAGAGTGTCAGGCGTCCAAATGTAACCATGTACCTTGTTATACTGGTATTGCTGGTACTCTTCATATTCTTTGTCTTTTAATTGCTTCATTCGTCAGAGTGCCTCCAATACCCTTTTGATATTATTCTCATTCGGAATTATTGTATTTATATCCACTTCAGGATGTTCTGCCACATATGAAGTCAAGAATCCCATCAGATTGTCTTTTGTTTCCATATAATCTTCTATGATTATATGGTCACTGTAGCCCAACTTTTTCAAAATAATAGCTGAAACCACGCCTGTCCTGTCTTTTCCCGCTCCGCAAAAGTAAAGTACATTGCTCTTGGCTTTCATTATGGTATGGATGATCTTATCCATCTTTTCATCCAACATTGCAAGATAAGTTCCAGCAACAGCATCCGATGATTCAGGCGTATCTCCGCCACCGGTTACCGGCAAATGATAATAGATGAAGCCATCCTCACCCTCGAGCCTGCACGGTTTAACCATATATTCTTTTTCTTCTCTCAGATCAACGATCGTTGTTACATCATTTTGAAGAAGCCACTTCACTTCCTGATCTGTAAGATTACCTGGATAATCACTTCGGATATAACGCAGGCTTCCAAGAGGCAGTGACCTTGTATTTAGTGTTGACTGTAATAATGACGCCATCTGCTTTATTTCTCCATTCCCAGCCACTGTATAAAGGCTGTCTTGTCGCTGCTGTTATATCCGCATTTTTCATAAAACCGGAGAGTCTCTGGCTTTTTTGAACCTGTCAGCAGCATCATCTTATAGCAGTTCTCTTTTTCTGCAATCTCCCTGGCAACCCCCAGACACTCACCGCCATAACCCTTTCCCCGATAAGCTTCATGTGTCACCACGTTCTCAATAAAAGCATAGGGGCGAATATTTCTTGTCAGATTGGGGATGATCACGCACACGCAAGATGAAACGATCTTACCTTCCACCACATTCACAATCAGATGGTGATTCGGATCCTGTATTATCTGAAGCCATGTATCTCTCAAATGCTCATCTTTTTCAGGGATACTGTCCTCATGCAGGAACAGATACAGTTCGAGTATTGCATCCAGATCACTTTGTTCAGCTTCTCTAACCATCCTTTTTCTCCAATCTCATAACATCATAGCAGAGGTAATCTCCATTATCCGATTCAATGATGTTATATTCTATTTCCTTGTATCCTCGTTTCAGATAAATCTGCTTGGCCGGAAATGATGCATCAATCTGAACGCATTCATATGATTGAAGTATCTTCTTCTCCGCAAAATCAAGTAATGTCTTTCCGTATCCTCTATGCTGGAACTCCGGAAGCACAAATAGTCGATTGATATTATTGGCTGAGACAGTTACCGTAGCAACCGGCACTCCATTCTCAAACAAAAGAAACACCCTTCCATCGGAAATATCCGCCATAATATGTTCATCCGAATGATGCATCAAAAAGAACTCCACGGCTCCTTCCGGATAATATCGTGGATATATTGATTTGATTGTGGATCTGGTGATCTTACGAACGATTTCCAGATCCTCTTTTTTCGCTGTAACTATCTCCACTTATTCGTCCCTCTTCACATAGTGCAGTTCAATATCGTACCCCAACGCCTCCATCATCTTGACGAAGGTGTTATTGACCACGCTCTCATTTTTCTTGATCACGCGGTTCACATAGGTCTTGGTGGTATCGATCTCTTCCGCCAGCTTCGCCTGCGTCTTCCCCTGCTCTATGCACTTTACCTTAACATCTACTTCTATATTATTTCTGACCATGACCTGACTCCCTGATCAAATTACAGATTATCTTATTTGTACAATTTATAGCATACCATATTTTGAGGATTTTTCAAGCAAAAAAGAGGCCTGCCATCTTTGACAAGCCCCTCGCTCACATTATTTACTTCCAGCTGATCTTGACCTCATTTTCTGGATGAACCTCAATACTCTCCACGTATTCATCCAGAAGTTCGTCCGTCAACTTCGTAACCGCAAAACACTCATGCACCTTCATCCGGTTCAGTTCCCTGATCTTATCCTCTGCTTCTGACAGCTGCTCCATCAGCGCCTCATGCTTCTTCCGAAGCGCCTCCACCTCATCGATAGAAGCATCATAGCTTTTCTTCTGTCCCAGGGCGTAGGCTTCAAACTCCGCCATCCTCTGAGCCTTCGCCTTGTCTATCGCCCTTTCCGCATCCCGGCATTTCCTCCTTAAAGTCTCGGCTTCTGCTGCCACCGCTTCCTTTTCAGCCTGCAGAAGCTTATCCGACTCACCCAGTTCCATGATATGCTGCTGGATCTGGAACAGGATCACTTCTTCCAGATAGAAATCTTCGAACCGCTTCACGCATCCGTCCATATGGTAGATATTCAGACCGGGACACCAGTAATACGGCTGACCCACGCCTGTACTGTGCCGCAGATTATGACCACAGCATCCGCAGTTCACTCTTCCTACAAGCACATGATGATCCCTCCGTTTCCACTTCCTGCCGCTCTTCTGAAATCTTTCCTGCACTTTATCGAAAGTCTCCTTGTCGATGATCGGCTCATGGTGGTTCTCTGATATGATCCATTTCTCCGGATCCGTAACGCGCCGGTCATCCCTGATCTTCTTGCATTCGGTAACGCCCTGAACCAGATCACCGACATACGCCCGGTTCTTAAGCATCCTAAGCATTCCGGAATGCTGCCAGACAAAAGCTCCGCCCTTCGGCTCAGCTTTGCGGACACCCTTCTCATGCCAGACCTGAGAAGGCGGCTTAACCCCTTCCTCATTGAAGATCCTTGCGATCTCCACCGTGGACATTCCATCCGCATACATCTTAAACAGCCGTCTGACAACCACCGCTTCATCCTCGGCAATCACGAACTTATGCCTATCCTCCGGATCCTTTGTATAACCGAACGGCGGTGTAGAACACACCGCTTTCCCCTGCTCCTTTACAGCCCTCACAGACGCCTTTATCTTTAAGGACAGATCCTTACTGTACAGGTCATAGAGCAGGTTCTTGAAATTCACATCAATATCCGCAACATTACCGGAATACTGATTACTGTCATACTTATCGTTGATCGAAACGAACCTCACACCCATGAACGGAAATATCTGTTCCAGGTAGGAACCCAGTTCAATATAATCCCTAGCGAACCGCGAAAAGTCCTTCACGATAATGCAGTTGATCTCCGCATTCTTCACGCAGTCCAAAAGCGCCTGCACACCCGGACGGTCAAAGTTCGTGCCGGAATATCCGTCATCCGAAAACTCAGAAACCTTTGCCTGCGGAAAATGCTCCCGGACATAGTCCCGGAGCAGAAGCCGCTGCATCGTTATACTGTTGCTTTCCTCATGGCTGAATTCGTCCTCTTTGGAAAGCCTCATATAGATCGCTATGTTCATGACCTGCCACCGCCTTCCAGTTCCATGATCTCTTTGCCGGAATAGATGAAGTGCACCTTGACCCTCTTGTCTTTGAACACTTCAATCTTATGGATCAAAGCATGAAGCACTTCCGCCGTCAGAGGCGTTCCCTTCCTGCACTTCATCAGTGTCCGCAGATAATGGTTCCGTTTCTCAGTCTTGCCGTCAATCTCAGCCAGCCTTCTTTCCAGAACCTTCTGCCTGTCCTGCATTCTGCGGATCTCCTTCTTCCTGTTCTCCGCCGCTTCCGTCATGGCCTGCTCGGTCATCTCCCCTGACCGATACCGGATATAATCCTCACTGCCGGATTTCTTCAGTTCTTCAATCTTATAGGAAATCTCCGATATCTCCTTCTCCAGCTTTTTCTTCTCGTTCTCAGCCTGCCTTTTGCTTGCAGTAACCAGATCCTTCTGCTTCATGGATGTAAGGGAAAACTCTTTCTCCAACGCTTCTTCCACCAGCCGGTTCAGTATGATCAGTGAAATCCTGTCATTATCACATTTACGGTCATCTATGGTCTCTTTGTTCACACACCTGTACTGATAGTTCCTGACTTTTCCGCCGGAACGATTGGTAAGACCGCACTCCCTTGTAAACTTGCTTCCGCACAATCCGCAATAGATTAGATCCTTATAGATATCCTCTTCCATCGGCAGGTTCCTGGATGAGCCGGAAGAGAATTTCTGCGATCTCGCCTCGAACTGTCTGGCCACTTCCTGAAAGACCTCTTCTGATATGATCGGCTCATGGTTATTCTCACGGACTTTCAGTTCCCCGGTCAGAACCTTCGTGCTGGTTCTTCCGGTGACACGCTCTCCATCCTTCTGCTCACAGATCAGCCAGCCGATATAAGCGCAGTTATTCAATATCTGGTTCAGTGTTGCCTTATGCCAGTTATGAAGTTCCTCGCCATCCATCTGATGCACGTGGCCATATTTACGGTAATCGCTCGGCCTGTGGATCTTTTCAGAATAAAGCCACTCGATCATCTCCACATAACCCTCGCCGCGCAGGAACCGGTCAAACAGCTCCCTGACGACCACCGCCGCTTCCTCATTGATAACAAGTACCCTGCGGTTCCCTTCCTTCACGACATCATATCCATAGACCGGATGGCAGCCTGAGAAACTTCCCCTTTCAAACTGCTTCACCCTGGAACTCCGGATCTTCACCGCGATATCCTTTGCGTACAGTTCATTGACAAGATTCTTCAGCTGTACTCCCAGTGTTTCCGGATCCCCGTCCATATTGTCGAAATTATCATTGACCGCGATAAACCTTACTCCCAGAAAAGGAAAAATCTTCCCCAGATAGTTCCCCATTTCCAGATGGTTCCTGCCGAATCTCGACAGGTCTTTTACCACGATGCAGTCCACTTTCCGCATCCTGACATCTGCCATCAGCCGTTCAAAATCATCCCTCTGGAAGTTCGTGCCGGTCTTACCCAGATCGCTGTAGCAGTCGAATACTTCCATATCCTCATGCGACCGGACAAATTCCCGGCACAGTTCCAGCTGATTATCTATGGATTCATTCTTCCTGTCCGTACCGTCCACCGACAGTCTGGCGTAAATGCCGACAGAATAAATCTTATCCTTCTTTACAGGCACCGCTGCCTGTCTCTTCTTTGACGTTCTTGCCATTTACTTCACCTTTCCTTCCGCTTCGCTGTGCTTCAGGAAGTCACAGAGCATTGCCACCTTGATGAACTGGTTCTGGTGACGGAGCACGACATGAACCCTTTTATCGTCATACACATAGATCTTCTCGACCAGATGGACCAGTGTCGTGCGGTTCAACGATTCCACTTGCAGCACATCCTTGTACTGTTCAAGCTTCATCCCAGCTTCCAGACCGTTCTTGAAAAGCTCCTTCAGATTCTGCATCTGCTTTTCCAGATCTGACTCAATGGCGGCATACTTTTCTTCATAGATAGCGGAAAAGGTCTTAAAATCTTCCTCGCCGATAATGCCCTTCTTATAATCTTCATACAGGGCAGCGCGGAGCTTCTTATACTTCTCCTGTTCCGCCTTCAAGTCAACGATCTCTTTATCGAATGCCACAATATCGTCATAGCGCATATCCAGATCCTTCACCTTGGAGATCACCGCCATCTGGTCAAGGATCAGTTCCACGCGGCTCTTGATGCCATATAGAACCAATCTGTCCAAATCATCCTGCAGAATACTGTGACGGCTGCACTTCTTATTCTTGTTATAGTTGGAGCAGATAAAGTAAACCTTCTCCTGCCCCTTGTACCGGTTCACACGCCTTGTCATCTGCTCTCCGCAGTCACCGCAGAACAGAAGCCCGGAATACAGATGGGAAGTATTCTTCCCGCTTGCGGACCGGCAGTCCGTTTTCAGAAGCTGCTGCACAACCTCGAACAGGTCTTTGGATATGATCGCTTCATGAGCGTTCGGCACCCTCACCCATTCTTCCGCAGGCTTCACGACCGACTTCTTCACTTTATAATTCACACGCTCGGACTTTCCCTGTACCAGTGTGCCGATATAAGTCTCGTCCATCAGGATCCGTCTCACAGCCTGCGCCGACCACTTGCTCCGTTTCTTTGTACGGAACCCTGTGGTAAACTTCTCACCATTTGACCGCTTATACTCCATAGGCGACAGTACGCCCATTCCGTTCAGCCTGTCAGCGATCGCTTCAAAGCTGTATCCGTCAACCTTCCACTCAAAGATGCTCTCGATGATGCCGGCAGCATACTTGTCTATAATGAGATGGTTCTTATCGTCCGGATCCTTCCTATATCCGTACATGGCAAAAGCGCCGATGTACTGGCCGCTCTCACGCTTCATCTTCTGCTGGCTCTTGACCTTCACGGAAATATCCCGGCAGTATGCGTCATTGATGAAATTCTTCACCGGCAGAACAAGCGATTCCTCGTTGAAATCAGCTGTCAGGGAGTCATAATTATCGTTGATCGCGATGAACCGGACTTCATGCTCCGGGAATGTCTTCTGTATCAGCCTGCCGGAACCGATGTAATCCCTTCCAAGCCTCGACAGGTCTTTTACAATCACGCAGTCAATATGGCCGGACTCAATGTCTCCCATCATCCGCTTGAACGCCGGTCTGTCAAAATTCGCTCCGGACCATCCGTCATCCACATAGAAATCAAAAATCTCCATGTTGTCCTGCTTCCTGATAAAGCTGCGGATGATATCCCTCTGAGATGTAATGCTGTTGCTCTCCGCCTTCCCGGCTTCCCCGTCATCCTTGGAAAGCCTAAGATAGACAGCCACGTTATAAAAATCTTTAGCCTTCATGGCTTCAGCCTCCTTCCGATATTAGCCAGCTATCCGTCCTACGGGATACGACCGCCATCAGAACCTTCAGCTGATCCAGCCCTACCACCACAGAATGCCGTGCATTAAACAAGAAAAACATGTGCCAAAATCTCAGAGTGGGATCCTTGTCATCCGCTTCGCAAGCTGGATCATCTTATCCTCCAATGTTTCCTCCGATGTTTTGGAATAAGTGACCTGCAGGATGTATTCCCCGACATTCTCCGCGTAAGGATTCTTCGTCTTCTCCAGGAACTCCCTCATACGCTGATTGGCAGACTTCTGTCTGTCGATCACTATGTCACCTGCGTTATCCAGATCTTCGCGCCTCAGGTCGCGGATATCTGTATCTTCCAGCCTTTTCAATTCTTCTACTGTTACGATCATTTCATCGCCCGTCCTTTCTGAGGACTCTTTCCTCAAGTCACAGGCAACGAAAATGACCCGAATTTTACCCTCCAACGAAAAAAAAGCCTGCGGAACATCAGGATTTCTCCCAACGCCCGCAGGCTCAATAACGATACTTTATTCAGTTTACAATCGCCGACAGAAGTCAAGGCTCAGCCAGCCAATCCCGCTCTTCAGCCTTCCCCATCCAGCTGCAGAACCCTGACCGGCTTTCACTTCCATGATCGTGTACACACCCGGAGGGCAAAACTGAACCCTTGCGAAATTAGTTCCAGCTCCCGACCGTATATTCAGATCCGAAATGCTGACCTTCACCAAAAACGATACCTTCACCTCCGGCTCCGCAACCTTAGGCTCATACACCACCTTACTTAACAACAATCTCTACGCCTGGCTTATAGATCTATCCTATCTGTCAAATATGATCCTCCAACCAGTCCATAATGGTTTCAGCGCCGGTTGCATAACCACCCATCTGAGTATGGCACTGCGCAGTACTGTCATCATCAAACAGAATGTAATCCTTATTCTTTGCATTCACAAGCGCATCATAAAGCTCCTTAGCCGCTCCGAACGTCATTTCCGCTGTACCGTCAAGGACTAAAACCTCGCACTCCACCTTATCAAGTATCTTTGTGTTGTCATATTTTTTTAATTCATCAACGACTGCCTCTTCCGGCACTCCGTGCTTCCACGCATAATCCTCCAACATGACATTCATAAACTTCGGACGCATCTTGGACGGCATCTTCTGTATCATTGCCAGTCTCTCTCCAATTCCTTTTCCCCAGCTAATATTCCCGGGATCTGTAATGATCAGCTTGATCCTTTTATCAAATGCTGCCACTCTCGGCATCAGGAAGCCACCAAAGGAAAACCCCATACATGCCACATGATCCATGTCAACACAGTCTATCGTTTCCACATAATCGAGTACGGGACTCATCACTTTTTCCCAGTCCGGGCGGAACTTCATATCCTGAAATCTAAGAGCATATCCCTGTCCCGGGCCGTCATAGGTAAGGCAATGTATTCCACGCTTTAATGCAGCATCAA